ACAATTTTCTATACCATCAGAGATCATATCATCTCTAAACATATAGTTCACAAAGTTTGGTTTATATGATAGGTGTGTAGCAATCTTTAAAAAACACTCACCAAGATAATTTGTAATACGTGGTTTTGGAAGATCATTCTCCTTTGCATCGGCAACCTTTTCCCTATAAACAATTAGTGCTTCTAATAGTTGTTTGTTATTTACGTAGTGTTCTGATTTCTTTTTAGGCATAGCATTGTTGTTCCCGTCTTAAACATGTAAGTATTATAACATATTTCTCAGGCTTGACAAGTTATCAAATTGTGATTAGAATACCTTTGTAAGGGTTGATGGGAAATATCTAGCTTTCTTTTGTATTCATCTTAAAAATATCTTCTAGTTTTTTTCGAGCAGAGTCTACACTGTCCAAATATCCCATATCACTGGATACATCAACTTTTCCTTGGATATGTGATGAATTAAACCTAACTGTCTCATTATGAGACTCTTCAATGTATTTGTTGTAAATAGAAATTATTTTCTCATCTCTACTTTCAGATATAGTAACAACTTTGTCATATTTTAAAATAAAAATATCATCATCAGCTAGTTCTAACCAAGACTTAACTTTAACATAAGATGCTCCACCAGGATGATTAATCATATTCATCACTACAGGATTATGAAGAATAAGACTAGGATTTGGATCCTCACTTTCTTCATCAACACAAGTTAATGCTAGGATCTCTTCCCCTGATATTAATTTTATTATGGCGTAGAACTCTTCTCCCATTAGTTTTTCAGTGGTATGTTAACTATATCATAATTAAACTTTTCTTCGTTGTAAACTTTAATTCTTTCTATAAGATGGTTTAATGTGTAATTTTTTCTAGATTTATAACGAATATCATCAGCAATGTCATATAAGGTTGCTTTGGACTTATTATCTCCTTTTCTTAGAACTCTTCCGATAGATTGGAGATTTCTAATTCTAGACTTAGACGGAGAAGCAAAAATGACGTTGTGAAGGTTTTTAATATTAATACCTGTGGAGAATGTTCCATAAGACGCTACAATGATTGCATTATCTTCTCTTTCAGTGATATCACGAACCTTTTCTCTATCTTGGGTATCTACACCACCATGTACAAAAAATACATGACGACTATCACTTGTATTATTATTTATCATTTCATATAGTGGTTGCCCATGCCCTTCTACTCTAGCATAAAGGATCAAAGTATTTCCTTTAAGATCAAGTGCTAAGTTTTTAATAAAATTATTTCTACGTGTGTGTCCGATAATATACTTAACTTCTTCTTCAAATGTTTCAAATTTATTCGGTGGGTGTTTCAATAGAAGCACATTGATATCCAGTTTCGCCAAATGCCCCTTCTTCATTAGCTCCTCAGTTTTTATGATCTTATAGGAAGGTCCAAACAATCCCTCAAGAACCCATTTATGTGTCTGAGTTCCATCTAAAGTTCCTGTAAATCCATAACGATATTTTGCATCAGAAAGTTTTGTCATTATAGATATAAGTGATTTTGACTTAAACTGGTGAGCCTCATCCCCAATCACAACAGAGAATCTCTCAAAATACTTTCTGGGGAGTTTGTAGATTGATTGCCACGTAGTAATAATGACTTGAGAGTTCGTCTCTCTTTCTTTACCAGCGTATATCTTGTGACAAAATGAGCCTACATTCCAGCCGTAATCTTCAAAGTCTTTATACATCTGCTCTACTAGCGAAGTCGTCGGAACAACTATCAGAATATTTTCTCCTTTCTCTACAAAATAGCGAGAAATCCCATATATCATTAGGGATTTTCCAGAGGCAGTTGGGGATATTAACAACTTTCTATTATACCTTAGAGCGTCGTATATTGCTTCAATCTGATAATCTCTAGGTTTATGTCTTGATATTCCTTTGACGTAATCTTTTACACCTTGCTTTGAAATCATTTCATTGACTTCAAAGGGAGCACCATAATGTTTATTAATTAAAAATTCATAGGTATATTCATGATCTTTACAGAATTGAACTATCCTATCTAATAAACCAACATATATCTCTTTCGTATTAATATTAAACAGTCTTATCTTACCGTCCCAAAATTTCTTCTTATAAGCAGGTGAGAACTTTGCACCAGGTACTTCAAAAGTAAACTGATCTGCTAATTCATAATATACATGTGGTTCTGCCTGTACATACAGAAACACTTCATTTTTCTTTGTAATAACCAAGTGTGACATGAATCTGTCTCATATGGTTTTATTTATCACCCAAATCCAGACTGGAATTTATGCCATTCTATAGCATTTTTTATTTGATAAGTTCTGTTACTAAGTGCTCTAATTATTTCTTCTAGGAATTTTAAAGTAGCATCATAGTATCTTATCTTCATATCTATCTTACTAAGCTTCTCATCTGCTTCTAAATGCCTCTGTACTGCGTCTTTTTCTCTAACCTTATACGGAAATGGTTCTTCGGCATAAACCTCTGCTGGTGCTTTACCAGTGTAGAAATTATATCGTTCTAATTTTATTTTACTATGCTGCTCTCTTGCACGTTCACGCATTAAAGTAATAGTATTATAGATCGTATAATACTTTGCGTGTAATTGAGGAGTTTTTAACGATTCATCATGTAGATTATCAGGGTCAATGACAGCATCTCGCTCCCACATCTCCTGAATTTTATCAAGGTTCATAAGGGTGTTCTATGATCTGGTTTTACTATATTATACACAGTATACTTGAAAGATGCCTCTGCTGTAAAGTAGTTGATATCTGTTTCTGTTGAATCAAATTCTAAAGAAGTTATTGATGTTGGAAATAAATCACTAAATTTTACAATAGCCATTGTTTGGAAATTAGAGTTTAATATCCTAAGAGATCCATCACTGAACTGTTCGTTCATATCTCTTTGACCATCTTCATCAGTAGTCTTATTAGTAAACTGTTGAGGAGTTTCTGGAAAACCTAGACCAGTCAACCAATTATGAATAGACATATAATTTTCTAAATTCTCATCAACTAAGAACCTAAGAGAGAAATCACCATATTGTAATTTCTCACCAGGAATGTCAATATCCTTTAAATAACCAGGTTGTATTATAGTTCCAAGTACTATCTCTGGTATTCTAGCAGAATTTGAAAAGAATGATGCTTTTGGGAATTTAGCTAAGTCAAATTTAAATCCTACTGGTGCAAGGAAATTCCTATTCTGTATCTGATTTACAAAGGCAGACATTTATTAGTTCCAAAGTTTATTTACTTTTGCTTCAAGGTCAAGAATTTTAGCATGATCAGAAGTTAGATCAACTACAGTACTACCACCGCCAGGTGTTTGAAGTTCTTTAACTGCTTTTTCAAGAGCATCAAGTCTATCATCAACTTTTTTCTGGGTAGCACCAGTAGGAGTTGGATGTGCTTGTGCTTCTAATGCTTTAAGTCTTGCTTCTACTTCCACATCATACTTAGACATAGATGCTCCAGTTGAAGAGACAGATGCTTTTCCTTTTGCCATTTTAATAACTCAAAATATTCTATATGTTTTATTTAGACAAGAAAAAAGACCCTCCGAAGAGAGTCTTTTGAGAAGTATGTAATATGAATTACATTAGGTTGTTAACACGTACTCTTCTGTAGTATGCGTTAGCGTTGGCGTTAAGAGCACCTGAACCTTGAGTAGTTCCTTGTGCGAATGGGTTTGCTACGATTCCGTAACGAGTCTTAAAGCCAATTTTTGGCTGGAAGGTGTTCTCACCAACTGCACGAACCATCTGTAGAGGAACGTAAGGGCAATAGAACAGACCAGCATCATAAGGAGATGAACCTTTGTAACCAGCAACGTAGTACTGAGAAGCAGCAACGTTAGCAGCATAAGGATCGATGTATACCTTGAACTTACCGCCAAGTACACCAGCAAATGTATTGCCTGTGTCATCAACGTTAAGGTTAGCGTTAAGAGCAGGAGTATAATCCAATACACCAGCCATAGTTAGAGCACTTGCAACGTCTGCAGAGCAGAGGATTACATTACCCTTCCCACGACGAGTCTCTTGGGCGATTGCGTTAGCATCACGCTCAATTTGGAAGATTAGACCCTTGAATTTCTCAACTGACCACCTACCATTACTATCAACGTCTAGGTCGAAAGTACCAGCAGATGCTGTGTTTGCTTGAGCACCAGACTTAGCAGTTCTGTAGATAGTTCTGATAACTTCACGGTTAATTTCAGCAAGAATCTCTGTAGAGAGAATGTTTGCTAATTCCGCTTCAGCATTCAGACCATGAATTGCTTTCAAGTCTTGAGCGAGCTCTAGTGAGTACTCAGCCTTTAACGCACGAGACTTAGCGGTAACTGTGACCTTCTCGATTGAGAATGCCATCTGGTTGAAGTTATCACCAGAAGTACCTAAATCTTCAGCGTCATCGGTACGCATACCTTGACCGACTGTGTACTGAGTTGCGGTCTGTGAACCTTGTGGGTTAAGTAGACCTGGGTTTGTTCCCTGTTGTAGGGTAGAACCGATACCAACTGAAGCACCAGTCATGCCGTTGGTAACGTCGAAGCCTTCATTCTGGCCAGAGAAGGCTGAATCTGCTTCATCGAAGAATGCTTCAGTTCCACTGTTAGAAGTGTAACGTGAACGCATTGCGAAAATAAGTCCTGTTGGTCCGTTCATTGGTTGAACACCAGCAAGGTCATATGCGACCAAGTTAGGCATTGAACGTCTGATTAGACTGATAAGCACTGGGTCGAAACCTGCGGTTGGACCTGTTGCTGTTGCACTAGCACTGAAACCTGCATTAGATCCAGATGCTGTACTGTTTGTTGGAGTCTCAGAAAGGAATTCTCTTTCTTCCTTAATTGACTGTTCTTGGTTCTCCAGAAGAACGGCTGTTACCATTCTACGATGACTGTCCTTAATTGGATCAAGACCTTCGTAGTCTAGTAGCGGAGCCCACTTCTCCTGCAGTGACTCCTGATTAATAGGGGCTTGCATTTTACCTTTTTAAAAGATTTGGGTTTGAAATTTATGATTTAAAAATCATTTCTTGGAAACTTTACTCAAAGTCTGAAGATATCTGTCCATAGAAGCACTTGGTGCGTTCTGATATGAAGTAGATTCTTTTTCTTCAGATAAGTTCTCTGATTCGTCTCTCTGGATGCCAGCATTCTCAGGGAAATATGACTTCCGAAGAGTTACTAGTTTCTCACGATAGGATTCTTCACTTTCAAACTCAACGTTTTCTGCAAGAGATGCGAACTTGTCCTTTTGACTAAGGGCAAGACCTTCAGCTACATCAGCAAATATTACATCTGCAGATGATTCAGCTAATCTCTTATTGAGCGAAACATTTTTCTCTATTTGCTCATTGAGTTTTGCTTCCATTTCATCAAGTTTATCTACCATGCTCTCGATAACATTGTATTTTTCTTCAGGGATAGTTACATAATGTTCTTCAAAAAGACTCTTCATTCCAACTAGGAATGATTCTGTCATTTCGGTCTTAAGACCGTGCTCAACTGCGAGTTGATTTTCAGCAACCCACTCGTCGGCAACATATTCTAGATATGAATCAACACGCTCTGTTAATTCATTTTTGATTGAAGCAACTTGCTCAACCAAATTCTCTTCGTGCTCAGACTTAACTTGCTCTTTCATTTCAGCAACTTTAGCCTTGATAGCAGCTTCAAAGATAGTACGTGCTTTATCTTGATTTTCTTCAGATAATTCAAGACCAGCAACAAGAGCATTGAGGTCTTCTTCGACATCAATCTTCTCTTCTACTACTTCTGCTTCAGTAGTTTCTTCTTCAGCAACTACTTCATCCGTTGATGTTTCTTCTTCTGAAACAACTGTTCCTTCTTCATTAGCAGGATCTTCAGAAACAACCTCTTGGTCTGCTTCTAATTCTACTTGATCTCCAGCGTTTTGAAGTTTTGCACCTGGCTTAACATCTCCAGACTTCTCAGCAGACTTAGCACCTTTGTTTACAACATCTGAAACTGTTTTCAGAGTTGCTCCAGGCGTTTTTAGTTTTGCTGAATCGTCATCAGGCTTATAGTTTTCAGGAGTAGGACCACCAAGGTCTTCTACTGATCCACTATTACCAGGGGTAATACCAGCGACCTTTTCTTGAGGCATTGCTGGTTTAGCACCCTTGGTTACTACGTTTTCTTCGATGTTTTCCATGTCTTGTAAATCTGTACCAACGGACATTGTTGTTATGATTAGTTAATTAATCTGTATTTATTTATAGATCTTAAAGATTTGATAGAAAATCGTTGAATAGTTCCAACTTCCTTTCATCTAGTCTTTTTTGATCAACAAGAGTATTAATTCTCTTTTGTGTTCTTTCTGCGAGTTGTTCACGAAGACTTCCACCTTCCCAAATCCACTCCTTTCCTTCCATGATTCCTGATACAAAAGCATCAGGTGCAGATGGATCTGCAACGATATCAGCAGCAGTTGCTAACATAAAGTCTTCACCAACTACTTTGTATCCTTCATTACTAGTTTGAAGTGATCCAACACCACGAGATGAAACTCCAAGTGTTACACCTTCACCAATAAGAGATTTTGCAATCTTACCCATAGGTGTATCAAGTAGTTGTGCTTTACCCATATAATTATTTCCTTCTCTACGAAGTTGTGTAATTTTATGAGAAACACGATCTAAGTTTACAGTAGGACCATCTGGATGTCCAAGTTCACCTAAAGCACGACCTTTATTAATAAAAGATTCGCTATAGCGACCAACTTCACGATTAAGAGTGTCTATAGGATACATACGACCATTACGGTTCTTTATATTTCCTTGTAAGAAAACACCCTCAATATACATTTTTTTGTTAGCACCTTTTCCTTCGGTGATAAACTTAACGTTAGATACTTCTTCTGTAATTAGTTTCATTTTTCTTAGTTACTATATCCTATTGCAGAAGCTTTAACTCCAGCATTTGCAGCGAACACACCTTGAAGTGGTTCTTTTTCCAATTCAACCGAGTCACCACCTGCTAAAGTGAATGAACCAACGACTGATCCACCAACTGATGCTACTAGTGTGACTAGATGTGCATTAGAAGTTGTATTCACAACACGAACTAATCGTGCATTACTAAAAATATTAGCACCAGCAGTATTAGTGCCTAATGCGGCCTCTGCACCTTTTATTAAAAGTCTAGCCATCTTCTTGTGATTCCTCTTCTGGTTCTACTTCACCGTCAAACATAGAGTTTGCGACTGAAGAACGAATTTTTTCGATCTTATCAGATGCTTTAGTGTACAACATATCTTTGATTTTTTCTGTTGTATCTGCAGCAGAACTATCAGTTGCAATCAAATCGACAACATTATCCATGAATTTTAAGTATAGTTATATCTTTTATTTATATCTCGGCCAATTTGGTATCTTTCTTTAATTGGTCGTAAGTCGTACCACCATCTAAAGGTTGATCCATTGGAGCACCCATAGACATTACATCTTCCTCAGTTCCAGGTGCTAATGGTTCTCCCGTAATTGGATCTACTGCTGAAGGATCTGCTATAGTTCCATCTGCAATTTCTTTCTCAATTTGCTTATCAAGTTCTTCCATTTCTTGACTACTTTGTCTAAGAACTTTAGTTCTTACCCATTCTTGAGAATAATATCTACCAATATAAGGTTCAATAGTAGCAAGGGTTCCAAGTCTTTCATTTAATAATTCAGACTCTTTTAATTCTGCAAACTGATTGTCATATAAGAAGTCATATTGAATATGATCACTTAACTGTTCCCAATCTTCTGGGGCAATAATATTTTTAAGGATTAATTGAGTTTTTAAAAGATTACTAAACAAATTAGCAAATCTTTTTCTTAAACGTCCTACAAACTTAGCAAATTTAAGTTCATCTCTCAAGATTTCAGATGAACGTCCTAAATTGAATCCACCATCATTTGCAATTCTAGATTCTGGAACACCTAATGATCTGTATAATTTCTTCTGGAAATATTCAATATCAGAAAGTTCTCCAAGATTTTGTCCACCTGGAAGTGTAGTAATTTCAGTCCCTCTACCACCTTCTCTTCTTGGTAACCAGAAATCTTCCATCATAGACATGAACTTACGATCATCTCTAATTTCACCAGTTCCTGCATCATAAACTAACTTATTCCTATAGCGAGACATTACCTCTTTGAGGTATTGTTCTGCTTTAACTTTAGGTAAATTACCTACATCAATATAAAATATTCTTCTTTCTGGTGCTCTTGATAACCTATAAATGACAAGACTATCTTCAACCATTCTAAGTTGATTAAGAGACTTAATTGCTTTATGAAGATATGAAAGACAAGTTCCTTTATTTCTATCAAACAAACCTGAAGTTACATAGCAAATAGAATCCTTTGCAATTTTTATAGATCCTTTACCACCAGCAGCACTTCCTGCAGAGAACATCTGTGTTGGGAAGTTTGGTTTTGGTGTATAAAGATAATATTCATCTATCTCAGGATAGACTGCTTTCTTCATATCATGACCACTATTGGCCATGTTATAATCATTACCCTTGATTTTCTTTTCTTGCCTGATGAATTTCATTTTCATCGGGTCGATATATCTTACTTCTTGAATACCGTCTTGTGGTCTTTTGGTATCAATTACTTTCATGTAATATAATCTACCATCTACATACCAATTTCTAAAAATTTCATGAGCTTTCTTATCAAAGTCCATCATTTCTTTGATAGCTTTAAACTCTGCTCTTATAGCATCTTTTAAACCATCACTAGCATTAACATTAGATAATTCTATTTCAATAGGAGAATCATATAAATCACTAACTAAAGCTTCATTAACAACATCCTCTACAGCAGAATCTGCTTCTGGATGAAGTACCATTTCACGATATCTTTTAATGAGATCGTATTCTGTTCTATAAACACCCTCTATATCAACATACTGACCATAAAAACCACTCGCAATATAGTTGTCAACCCCGTCCTCATTGGTTTTTGGGACAGGGGCAACTATAGAGGGTGGTTTCTTCTGGCTATCGTCAATTGAGAATCCAAAAAGTTTTGGCATAGTATAAACCGTTTCCTATTATTATAGCACTATTTATTAATTTATGCTCTCGCCTCCAGCGTTAGCACCGACACCTTTAAGTGATTCGTAGTAAAGAACTTGTAGTTCTACTGTGAATTCTTCGATGGTATCTGTAGTTTCGTAAGAAAGATCCATCTGACTTAAGTTGGTTGGGAACACATCAAAGAACTTATATGTTCTAAGAGTTGAACCATCACGGTCTAGCTGGTGAATAAATGCATCCTGTTGATAATCTGCTGGATTATTAATTCCAGTAGCATCAGAAAGTCTGTTAATAACATTCATCCACTTTTCAAAAGCAGAACGAATTGCAAAGTCAGTATCGTTAATAACGGTAACTGTCCATGTATCAAAGGTTCTATCTCCAGCAATCTTCAGGATTCTTCCCCTGAAGTTTACGTCTATTGGAGTAATGTTTGAAGCAGGAAGTGCTGCTGCCTTTACTAAGAACCTAGACTTCTCTTTTACATCATTGTCGATTGCTATCGAATCTGGGAAAGCAAGTTCTACCTCAAATAGATTGGGTCTTGCACCACCACCGATTAACTTACTTTTAAAGTCGGTAATCTTTCTTAGTGGCGGTCTGTTAAGTTGGGTTGCCATTTGTTTTTTATACCTCTAAGTTAGTTAAACAGAACCGATTACTTCATCGAATGAAATCCCAGTTCTTGTAGCAACAAAGGTTAAACCGATGAAGTTGATAGAACGTGCAGGTTTCACAAAGATGTCTGCTACAAATTCATTGTTATCTATAACAGCAGCAGTGTTATTTGTTTCGTCACAAATAACTCTGAAGTCGTAAATACCTCTCTTTGATTGAACATCACGCATGAAAGGTTCAACAATGTTTACAAAATTAGTTCTTGTAATTTCGTCGTTGAATTCAAAGAGTTGGTCTTTTGCAGCACCCTTAATTGCTTGCTCAAGATAGATAAACAATCTACGAACATTAATGCGATCAAAGGCAGATGCCTTACCAAATCCAGTCTTGTCTCCAAAGAGAACAATACCAGCACCAGGTGAGAAGATAATTGGGTTTATTCTATTTGAATAAAGTGTATCTCTCTGTGCCTGATTAGGATTATAGGCAAGTTTTACTGCATTTAGAATTGCTCCTCTTGCAGTACCAGCAGGTGAGAACCAAGGGAAGTTGTTAATATCGTTTCTTGCACACAATCCAGCAATGTCTCCGTTCATTGGAACATATCTGAATGTATCGTTAAAACGATCATACATGTACTTGTAACCACTATCAAATACACCGTATGTGGTAGAAGTGATAGGAGCGTAGTAACTAACTAGATTATCTGTAATTTGTGAGTTTGAGTATACAGTTACTGCACCAGCAGCTGTATCATTCAAGAACTGATTTCTAGCAGGAGAAACAAATGCAACTGCATCCTTTCTTTGCTCTGCAACAGAAATCACTTTATTAGCAAGTGCTTGAGAATCTTCCTTAGAATAGTTTGAAGCACCCATTAGAATGAAGTTTGCTTCATACTCATCTGGATTTTCAAATAACTCATATCCAGTAGAAAGATCACCGATAGTAACAGTGAATGAACCAGGTGCTGTTACATCAGTAGTACCACCATAGTTCTTACCACCAGCAAGTGTTAATGTAGTAGCACCTATACCAGCAAAACTAATATCTTGTGCATCTTGATCCCATCCGTTATCAGAAGCATATGTCCAAGTTCCAGCAGCATAGTTAGTAGTTGTTATACCAGCAGGAGAAGAACCAGCAAAGATTTGTGATGAATTATTTGCAATGTACTTTCTCCAGTTAGAAGGAGTACCAGCAGAGAATTCAGCATCTTTTGCTTTAGAAAGACTTAAATGCTTCTCTAAAATAGATCCTGCATTACCAGTAATTGTTCCAAGATCATCAAAAAGAACAACATGAACTTCATCAAATCTTGAACTTCTTGCTTCAGCATATCCTGAAGTTCCAGGACGTTCAGCAACACTACTCCACTTAAGTGTAGTATTGTTTAAAACAATTGTTTGTGCATCAAACCAGTCTGCCTGTGAAGCAACTGTAGTTGTAGATCCACCACCTGCATTAGATGCAACTTCATAACTAAGAACTTGACCAGAATTAAACTTATAAACACCACCTGGTTGATAGTCCTTATATGTTTCTATTCCTGCTGCAGATACATGAGCAGTGAATTTAACATCAACATCAGCACCAGATACTTTAGTAACAATTCCTTTAAAGTATCCATCAAGTACTGATGTTGAACCAGCACCAGCGACAACTGTATTTGGTGGAACCGCTTGGGTAACACCGACTCCAACAGTTAAAGTACTAACACCAACTGTTAATGTTTGGTCTGATTGACTATCAATGATAGCAACCTTAACTCCATTTGACCAAGAACCAGGGTTCCTACCAGTAGCAACTACGTTAGTAATTGAATTGGAATCATATCCTTTATTATTATAGTCGTCTAAGCTATCAATTCTGACGCTACTTGCTGTTCCAACAAATCCATTTGTTAAATCAACGTCTGCAGCTCTTACGACTCTTAGTAAACCCCCGTATGCGAGATAAGAAGATGCAACTAGGAAATGTTCGTAGTGCTTATCTGTCTCTGCAGGTTCACCAAAATTATCTAGCAGATCTTGCTCGTTTTCTACAAGAATTGGTGTGTTAACAGGTCCTTTTGCAAAGGGAGCGACTAAAGCACCAACATTAGCAGATGCTGTGTCAACTCTACCTATGGTAAGGTCAACCTCTTTTACGACAATCCCAGGAGATGCTAAATTTATAGGCATCTTTTACTCTCCGAATCTCAGATTATTTCTGAAATTATTTATTGAAAAGCATATTTTCATTGGGGAAACAATACATGAACGTTACCAATCTGGGTATCCCCAATCTGTAAATGGCCTCTTTTTTCTATTTTTAACTACTCTTCTTATTGTACATACTTTACATTCATACGCATAGGCAGATGGTAAAGCACCTCTATTTTTACGTGTCAGATAAAAATCTTCTATTAAATTTTTTACTTCTCCACATTCTCTACACTTTCTCTCAGTAAATAATAAATGTTCTAATTCAAGTTGATCATCTAAATCCATTTACACTGACAAAACTCTTTTAACTTCTGGGAATTTTTCTTTAACTAATTTTTCAATACCCATAGTCATTGTCTGAGCACTCATAGAACATCCTGCACAAGCACCTAACATTCTAACCATAACAACAGGTCCTTCATCAAGGTAATCTATTGCAATGTATTCAAGATACCCACCATCAGCTTCGATATAAGGACGTATCTCATCCAATACATTATTCACATTTAAATCATTTAGTTCCATTACAGATAATCCCACATGTAGCTCATACCGCCACCTTTATCACCATACTCATCAGTATACCATCTTTCTCCATCTTTATCAACAAAACTTTCTTCATCATTAACACCATCTAAAACAAATCCAAATGGAGCCATATCTTGTTCTATTTGATTCTTTTGTTCTTCATAAATTCTTTTACGAACATCATTATCAGTCATTTCCTTGAAATAGTCTTGTGCAACTAACCACGAAAATATAACAAGACACATTGCTAAGTCATCATTACATCCTTCTTCTGCTTCAAATGATTGATGCTTCTGTGCAAATGTGGTTAATTCTGAAATAATATCATAATCACAAGTAATTATTTTATCATCCTCTAATAAAGTTTTTAGATTAGAACATCCTAATTTTTTAACAGCTGAAGTTGTTCTTACACCAAGTTGAGTCTTCTTTCCAGAGAATCCCTGACCAACAACTTGACCATTTCTTCCTCTCATAGAAGCCATTAATATGTTTTCATATTCAAGATCGTAAAATAATATTGATGCAACCTGGTCTCCAATATCATTTACCTCTACAAGAACATATGCATTATTATATGCTTTAGCAATATCACGAATAATATTTGGGAATAACATCGGTTTAATTTCATTATTCCTATATTTTGCTATAACTTTATACGGAAACTCAGTAACATCAGCAACAATAAATGCAGAGTAATCATTACCCAAACCCCTTGCTACATCTACAGTAATTATATAATTATGATCTTCTTTAACTCTTTCATATATGTCTAAACCTGCACTTCTTTGAATTGGTTCCTCATATACCAAATTTCTAAGTTTTGCTGGATTAATTAGAGTATTTACAGAACCTAAGAACTCACATTCAAACTCAACCTTAAACTGTTGCTCTGAAGTGTTTGCAATAGTTTGTGCTTTCCATTCAGCGTCTCTACCTGGAACCTGTGACCAATGTACTTCTGTATGTGTATATTCATTCTTACCTCTTTCGGCATCATGCCAATACCTATAGAAATGATTCATCCCATGAGGGGTAGATACCATTATTACTTTCGTTGATTTACCAGAAGTAATAGTAGGATAAACAGAGGCAAAGAACGACTCAGCAATGTGATTCGGGACGAAAGCGAACTCGTCAAGAAAGAGGATATTAAAGGACATACCTCGGACAGCACTTGCAGACGTAGAAGCAGCCAGTATCTTTGATCCGTTTTCAAGTTCTAGACTCCCTTTGTTCCATGAGATTATACCCTGTTGCATCCATTTAGGCAAATTCTCATATGCAGTTTGTAATCTACCTAATAAATCACGGGCAGTTGCTGCTTTGTTTGCAAGAATACCAATGTTTGTACTATCATTAAAAACAGCATAATGTAAAAGATAAGATACAGACGTAGTTGACTTACCAGTCTGTCTGGGCATCTTACATATGTTGAATCTGTTCTCATGGAAGTTTCTAATCAACTTCTCTTGGAAGTCATATGGATGAAATTGAGTTAATCCTTCATCCAAAGAAACAATCTTAATATAGTTCTTAGCAAAATATACTGGATCCTTCTTACATTTAATAAATTCAACAATCTGTTCTTGGGTAAACTCATGAGCAGTATTAGCCTTTTTTAAATTGGGATTACCAAGATAGACTTCTTCCTGAGACATAATAAAATTTACTTATTAGGTTTTTCGTTATCTAATAATCCTTGTTTAAGCATTTTGGATAACTCGGATGTAGATCCTACAAATAGTGCATTATTTGTAACATTACTTGGAGCTTTATTCTTATCCTCATCAATATCTTTAACTTTCTTTTGAAGTTCCATCAATTTATCAGTTGTATCTGCAACTGATTTTATAATTTGTCCTGCAACTTCATATGCTCTTGGACTTGCACTTTCACCAGCAAGTTCCAGTATACCATTAAGAGATTCTTGCCCTTTCTCTATAAGTGAATATAAATTAGCACGAGTATAATCATAGTCTTTATCAATATCATCACTCACATTTCTAATCTGATCTTTTCTCTTAGCACAACCCCCTTCTGGAGTTGTACTCACATCAATAGCATTAGTTGTATTCAATGCCTTGTCGATAGAATCATAATTATCCATAACTTTCACTATACGTCTTCTTGCTGAGTTGGACTATAAGTTCTACCATCAGTATAGAAAGTAGTAGTTTCATTGAATCCAAAGTTATCATCCATATCAACTAATAAATCATCTGCTGCAGTTAATACGTCAATTGATGTATTTTCTAAATGTGTTACTTTATCAGTACCATCATAACCTCTAGCAACAACAAGTGTCAAGTTATCAGGTTTTTCTTTGACTAACATAATCTCATTATCAATAATAATTCTATTGTTAACTGCAAAGTTAGTAGAATCATTTACAGCAAATCTAGTCTTAGTCTTAGTTAATGCTTCACGTAAGGTAGCAGTATTATCATCATTATAATCCTCTCTTGCTTCAGGTACAGCAGTATATCTGACTTCTCTTTTTGCTGTAAGTGCTGTATCTGCAGCATAATCGACTTGAACCTTCTTAATAAGTCCTTCAGGTGTATCCTCAACTGGACCGAATAGATGAGTCTTAGCACTAAAATTAAGTGTGTATATTAATGCTCTTCTAGTTGAAAAGTCTCCTTCATAATCATCTTGGAATGAAATATTATCCAAAACAATTGGTACATCTCTCTTTTCATTAATTGCATTAATTAAATCAATAGTTATATTGAATGATGGTTGAAAATATGGAAGTATCTGTTCTACAATCTGTAATGCGTCATCATTTAATTTAGTTAAAATATTTAATTCAAATCCTATATTATATGGAACAGGCATATAAACCCTTCTTATTTTTTTATTATCATCAAGTGCTTTGAATACTTGAGTTATACCAGACTTTCTTGTTGCATCATATGTAATATTAGTCATCTCAAAAGACATTCTTGGTAATGTAATTTGAACTGCTCTATTCAAATCTGGATTTTGCTCCAGTCTTGCTAAGAATTTCTGCATTGGACCATAAGCCAATGGAACTCTTATTTCACCACCAGGAGCACTAGTAGAAGATTTGTGTCGTATGCGAATATCATTAAATATCGTACCGAAAGCAATAACTGTCTTTCTTAATATTTGATGATAATAATAAGTACCTAACATTAATATACACCGAATGGATTGGATTCTGTAAAGTCTAATAAATCATCTGCTGCATCTTCAAATTCATCATTAGAATCGAACTCATCATATATATCTCTATTGTCCCATTGATCAACAACATACTGAGCAAATTCTCCAGTAATTGTTGATGATGTACCAATAACAGTTTCACCTTGAATGAAGCCAGAAACTGTAGTTCCTATACCTACTTGAGATATCTTAAGAGTTCCAGTATCTTCATCCCAATCTTTAACTCTTGCGTCAGTTCCTGAAGATTCTCCATGAACAACCTCATTAAAGTAGAATGTACCAACTCCAGAAAGTGCAGGTGCAGCAATAACAACATTAGGAACAGATGTATATCCTTGACCTGGATCTGTAATTCTTAAAGATGTAAGTACATTATCAGCATTAACAACTGCTTCAGCAGTAGCAGTAGTTCCAGCACCACCTGGTCCTGCAACAGTTACTATAGGAGGAGTTGGATAACCAGCACCCTGATTAGTAAGAGTAATACTCTTAACACCTCTCAAAGTTTTTTCTATTGTTGCATCTGCAGTTGCTCCTGTTCCATTACCACCAACAATTGTAACTGTAGGTGGTGAAGTATATCCAGATCCAGCATCAGTTAATACAATTCTTTCAATAGAATGGACACCTTGCCTGACAGTAGTAATTGCAACGGCACTAGCGTCTTGTCCTGCTGCGTTACCTGTAGTAGAAATAGCAACTGTTGGAGTTGCTGTATAACCACTACCATCCTGAAGTAATCTAAGTTCTCTTATATAACCAGATGGTTGAGATAAGACTGCAGTTGCAGCAGCAGTAGTTCCTGCTCCAGTTACCTTAAGTGTTGTAATAAATCCTTCATCTTCGACAATTTCATCAATCTCCTCAATAGAAGTATCAATAACCTCATTCTCATATTCAAAGAGTTCACATTTTAATTGATAAACATAAGTATTACCTAACTGATAGAAAGGATCTTCATGCTCAACAAATTTAATTTCAAATAATCTACCACCTAATGGGAAAAATATTAAATCTCCTTCTTTTGGTCTACTATCTACTATAACTTCTTCATCTGGAAGAGCAACCAAAAATGCACCAATAAAATCTTCAAATCTTTCTTTAGATATTGTTACACTTAATTCATCTCTAACTATACTCATACCAAACTTGGTCATAATATCAGCCTGGCCACCATATCCTTCATAATTATTAACATAGACTTCTAACTGAAAATTATCATCAAATTTAGAAGTTTGAACTTCTTCGATAACAGTTTGCCTATTAACGAATTTTCTTGGTATATAAGTTACCTCAACACCAAAAGTCCTCAACTGTTCGTTGATTAAATCTTGAACAAGTCTTTGTTCACTATCTGCACCTTGTAGAAAATAAGAATTTAAAGCCATGTTATCCTATGAAGTCCAGTGGTGGTAACTCATACTCAAGTTTAAACCTTTCTCTAAAAGATTCTAATGCTCTTTCTGCATCATCATATATTTCACGACCATTCATTTCAATTCCACCAGGAAGTTTAACTCCTTTAAATTTAATCATATTCTGTCCCCATTGACGTTTAATCAATAAGGTAACATACTCCTTCAAGAATATATCATTATAAATCTGATTAAAGTCTTCAGGATCTAATGCCCTAAAACAATCAAGAACTAAGTAATTATCTAAAGTTTGAGCACCCCAATCCATATCCAAATATAATCTACCCTGTCTTTTATTAAATCTTATTTGCTTATCTGGTGTTAATAAGAAATCAATATCTTCCAAATAAGTCTTAGTCATTGCATATTGCATCAATTCAACAGAATTGAAATAATATAAATCATTTAAAAATAACTGATATTTAATACTAAACATTCCAGAAGATATAGAACTGGAATCAAACTTAAATATTTTTTCTACACCAACTACAGAATCTGGAACCTGTATGAAATTAGATGTTTCATACCAATTACTAGTTGTAGCTCCATATCCAGTTATTGTACTAGATGTACCTACAGTAGTAACTATACCTGCACTATTTGTACTACCACTATCATTTCTTGCTCTACCTCTATCAAGATCATCCTGACTTATTCGGTATTTGAGATACATTCTCTCAACACCATCAAAATGCCTCTCATTAAACATCTGAATGCCGTCATCAACAGCATCTTCTATCTGTTCATCATCAACATTTATCTCTAGTACAGGAGCACCCAGCTTCCTTAAACAATATTCTATAAAGTCTTGTCTATTTGCTGGTTTCATCTTCTTCTAATTCTTCTAGTAAATTGTCATGTTTTTCTTGCAATTCTTTTAGACTTGCGAGAAGGTCATTTTTCTCATCCAAGAAATCTTGGGTTAGAGTTTGTACTTTTGCCTCTAATAAGACATTCTGATTTGAGAGTTGTGCTAATTTAGCATTATAAATTTGAATCAAAACATTAATGTCAACGTCAGTTTGATTAGCCATAGTTAGTTAATTAAAAAGTTCCCCCGTCTAGGGTATCAGTCCAAGTTGGTGTACCAGCAGCAGTTGTTGTTAGAACATAGTTTGATGTACTAATACCAGAAGCAGGTGCTACTGTAGATTTTTGTAATCCAGTATTATCAAAGTATACCACTCCACTGGTAGAAAAATCACCAGATTGATAGTATATACCTTTAATATCTAGGTAACCTTTAGTACCACTTACAGTACTATTAGTATCTGTTGCGTCTGGAATGAATGTCCACTTACCAGTAGAATCATCATATCCGAAGAATCCAAGCTTAGTATTTGCTGTACCAATACCAGTATTGTAGTTGTATGAAATACCACGATCAGTATTGGTATCATACGCATGAGTAATGGTTATTTGAACTGCAGTTGCAATACCAGCAGTAGTTGTACCATCAATATAAACTGTTTTTGAACCAGTATTATAAGAATGAACTGTAGTTCTACCTGCTCCAGGTAATGAAGCATGAGTTAAAGTATCACCAGTATTAATACCAGTAAGACTATCAAGAACTATTGCAGAAACACCACTACCAACTGTTGTTGTAACAGTTCTACTACTTGTTACATCACCTAATTTAAAGATAGTCTCATTTGAAGTAACTGATGTAGAGTTAACAGTAGTTTGAGTACCATCAACTTGTAAGTCACCTTTAATAATAACAGTACCTTCATTACTTAAACCATCTGGATATGGGTCAATATATAATTGATTTCCTGCACCAGATCTGGTAGCAATAATATTGGATGAAATACCAATATTATCAATCTCAACTCCACCAGTAACAACCATCTTACCAGTGAAGTTTGATTGTCCTTGATAAGTTGATACACCAGTAACTAATAATGCATCAGTTTCTAGTGTTCCAGTAATATTAACTCCATCTACACGAGTTTGAAGTTTATCTGCACCATTAAAGAATAGATTAACAGATGAACCTTCATTAAAAACTGCTTGAGAAGCATTATCAGCAGCATTACGAATATCAATTTTAGTTCCTGTTACACGTAAATCACCTGTTCCAGCATCCTTAATATAACTATGTGATCCTGAATGTGATATTTGAAGATCTCCATTTTCTCCAAGAGAACCACCAAAATGTGCTACATCATTATCAAGAAGATGAAGTTTATCTTGAACTGTAGCAATACCAGTTACATTAAGATTACGTGCAGTTAATTCATCAATATTTGTATCATCAGCAACATATAAATCTCCACCTACATACAAATCTCCAGCAGAAGTAGTTACTCCAGTAAATTGAACTTCACTAGCAAATGTCCAAGGAGCACCAGTTACTCTTACTCTATCTGTACCATCTTCATCATATTCTATCTTAGCATCTTTACTAGTACCAAAAGTTAAAAATGTATCATCTTCAACAATAACTTCACCACTTCCATTAGTAGTGAATATAATATCACCATCAGTATTTGTACTACCAAGATGATTACCATCTAATTTAAGATTATCAACATTCCACTGGTCTACCTTATTATTAGCATCTAATATAGGAACAAATCCATTTGCAACTGTAGTTGGGTTGTTTTGTCCTGCAACCAAACCTGGAGCAATACTTAATAAGTCTGTATAATATCTACCGCCAATTTCTTGTGGATTAGAAGAATTATCTCCAATAAATGTTCTACCACCTTTATTACCATGAGTACCTACACCAACAGTGTTTGCAACTTCACCGTAGTTAAGAGACCCTGGTGCAGCAGTACCAGTCGATCTTTTTACTCGTATAATACTGGCCATTAAAAGCTACCTCCGTTGATATCTAGATTCTGTGTTACACCAGGTGTTAATGATAATGTTCCTTCCCATTTAGATAAAGTGGAGTTATAAACCAACACCATACCATTTTGTGGGTTATTAGCACTTACATCATTTAATCCAGACAAGTTAATAGTTTTTGATCCTGATAAGGATGATACAACTTTAACTGCTGGTGCTTGACCAACTCTTACTCTAATAGGCATAATTATCACCCATGTGTAGTTACTCCAGCTCTAACCATTACAGATCCTTCAACTACTCTAGTTACCGTGTTTGCAGTGTCAGTAACTAAAATATCATACACATATCTTCCTCCTTTTATACCTGCACTTGCAGTAGATGTTAAACCTACTTTAATTACACCTGTAGTTGGGTTTGGAATAGAGGCATCGAAAACAATTTTAGCTTTACTAGTAGGATGCTTTCTCATAGATGATTTAACTGAATAACCAGTCAAATCCAATAGAGAAGCAGACTCACTATCTTCTAAAGTAAATGTTTGTTCAAATGTTGCTCCAGTATTAATTACTAGATTACTAACATAAACAGCAGCCATTTATTATAATACTAAGGGGATCTAGAATATATTTATACTATTTTTGTTATCTGTTTTAGCATGGACTTTATTTCTTCAATATCCTGCTTAATCTTGTCTAATTCTTCTTTCTGAGTACGTTTAGCAGACCTCATCTGGATATATTGATTATATCCAGATATATCAGTATTTACTATTGCACCAGACTTATCTCTATAAAGATTTTTATGTCCTTCAACTGGTATCATTATGCTAATGCTAGAACTCTTAAATCCTTAAATCTTGGTGGATTTGCTTCATCAGTTCCACTAGATACAATCTTAATCTTAAATCCAGTAAATTCTTCAAGATCATCAGCAGTAAACTGATACTCTGAGAATTCATCATCACGATTTGCATTTACAATTGCATCTGAAGTACCATTGTTTAATTGATCACTAATAATAGTATCTCCAAATCCATCACCATCACGATCAGTCATATTAGCATATCCAGGGAATAATTCATATGATTGATCAACTTCACTTGAATCTGGTCTTGTAAGTTTATAAAGAACTCTAAAGTCAGCAGAAGAATGTCTATGTGCAGCAACTAATACTTTTAATGATCTTGCTGGTTGTTTCAAATCTATTTGATTTGAAATGTAAATTGCAGCATGAGTATCTCCAGAAGAAAGATTAGCAATAGATTCACCAGTATAATTTGCAACTGGGTTATTCAATTTATTTCTCTGGAATACAACTGTACCATTCTGAGTATCTATTATTGGTGATAGATCTGCGTTTTGAGTAGAAAGTTGCATACTCAATGTAAATGATCTATTTTTAGGTAAATCAGTTAATTTTGATAGTTCATTAATTTCAGAACAAACAATTCTAGTTGATGATAGACTATTTGGTTGATTTAATTCAACATTTTCATAACCTTGATCTTCAAATGATACTTCTACACCACCAGCACTTGTACCAGAAACAGTTCTTACTTGTGTAGAAAGATTTGTTTCACCAGGTGTAAGTACGTTAAATTGTGGAGCAACAGAGTTAAACTGTATGTTCTTAGATGAGAAACCTCTAGGTCCACCAACTGTATTTTCAGTAGTGAAGCTCATTTGTTTATCACCAGTCATTCTGGAATCATTAGTACCATTTCTACCTGCTTTAAGATAAAGTTTATCAATATCTTTAGAATTTCTTACTAAAGCAGGAAGAGGTGCAAGACTGTGTGTTGTATTAATACCGACTAGAGAAGCACCATTTAATTCATATCTGTAAACAAGATCATCTACTTTATGACTTTGAGCAACAGTACCGTTAAGACCTCTGGTTGAAACACCAATCACTCCATTACCATTAATACTATTATAGAACATAATTTCCTGTCCTATTTTCAAATAACCGAAGGAAGTTGTTATACCTTCAAAAGTTGCAAATGTAGTAGTAGATGCTGATCCAACATTAATGGTATTATCTGTAGATGTTACATCTACTACCAGTTTTTCTGGAATAGTATCTGGTTCAATACCAGATATTACTACTTCATTAGTATCAGAATGCATACCATGACTATAAAGTTCTAACTCAAATACATCACCTTCATAAAGATCACTAATTACAGAACTAGTCGTTCTAACATCAGTATTACCCATAGAAACTGCAACACCTGCATCATCATAATAAACTAAATTTTGTCCTGAAGTAAATTCTTCACCTTGACAATCAGTTAGATATAGAGTATCTGAAGTAGCAGCAACATCGGTCAATGTAACTTTAGCACCTGAACCACTAGTCATGGATGAAGTTGTAATACCCAAAACATCACCTTTAACATAACCAGTACCAGGAGAAGTAATATTAACTGTAGTTATTTCACCAGCAGTATTAGCAATAACAATTGCTGCTGCTCCACTACCATGTCCAGATATAGTATAAAGAGGAACAGCACTAAATTGACCAGTTGAATAACCTACACCAACTGCAGTAATATCTACATCAGAAGTACCAGTTGTTGCTGGATGTCCAACTTGTTCAATAAAACCACTTGGTCCTACATGATTTGCACCACCAGCACCTTCACTAATTTTTCTTCCAGTAGTTAATACGGAATTAGCAGCAGATGCAGTAGTAATACCAACCTTTAGTTTTCTTGGTAAACATCTTATTGGATTTGGTAATAAACCTGGAATTTGTCCAGTAGTATCATTAAGTTTAGGATTATAGAAATATGCACTACCTGCAGCAGAAGTAAATTGACACTTATTAAGTGTGAACTTAAGATCTTGGAATTGGTTTGCAGACCAAATAGATCCGTTCTGAGACTTAAATAAACTACCACCAAGATACTGTTTAGAAATAATTACACTTTCTGTATTTGGAAGACTAAATGTATCAATTGTTGGTTCACCCATTTCAGCGATCCACATTTCATAATTATTCGTTGTTGGTGCAAGAATAACTACTGCATAAGTATCTTCTGGTGGTAAATATATTGGTGATGGGAATGTTACTCTTGTTGCAACAGAAGCATCATCAGAAACATTAACTTGAGTTGGTTCTAGTGATATTATAGCATAATCTACAATCATCCTATCGGTTGGAGTTCCTAACTCAGTAGTTCTTATTTCAATATGAACTTTCTCTTGAGTATCTTTTTTAGCAAAGAATAGATCTACAGAAGATAAGAATACACCATTTTCACCCTCAACAACAAATGTTTGTGCTAATGGGTCTCTTCGGAATACCCTAGTAACCTGAGTAATATTGTTAACTTCAGTAATTTCATTAGTAACATTGGTAATATTATTAATGATGGGGATTGGTGGTGGTGGTGGATTTCTTATACTAATAGTTTCTTGTAAGAACTCATCAACTACACCACTAGTTGTATAAACTGTTTCTCCACTACTTATAGATGGAGATCCTGGTAATGCAAGAGAATTAGTTTCGCTAGAAGATAACTTAAATGTTCTACTACCATTTCTAAACCTAAGTGGAGGTGGTGGACTTGCTAATGGATCTCTAAAGAAGAATGATCCATAAACATCTCCATAAGTATCACTAATCAATCTAATATCACTAACAGTTGCTTGAGCACCACTTGTAACTCCAAGTAAACTTATATCAGTAGTAATATATCCAAAGAATCTTCCTTGTGCATCTTCACGTAATGATGCAATATCCACGTTCAATACACTTGCTGAAGCAGAATATGCACTGGATAGATTAACAGAAGTATTATATGGGTTATTTAAGAATGTAATATCTGGAGCACTTATATCTCCTGCTTTATGATTAGGTTGACAAATTCTGAATGTAATTACTCTTTGTCCATCAAGGAAACCTTCTACTGTTTCTCCTGATTCAAAAACACCAGAAGTCATTGATATTTCTATTAATTTAGGAATAATATCAAGTCCAGAAGTGCTATCAAAGAAAGGATAATATCTAGTAAATGGTTGAAGACCATTTGCCTCAAATCCTACGTTCCTTGAACGAATATGTTCATCTGGTCTACTACCATTTCTAATTTCTGTAACAAATGATCCTTCAACATCACCCAATACAGTTCTTTCTCCATTAGCAATGAAAACATTTCTTACCCAACTATCAGAAGCAGGATTAAGTGTTACAAGACCAGTAAATTCAATAATATTGAATGGGTTTACATTTTCAGTTCTAGATGCTAAAGGTTGTTTGAGTAATTCAGCTTCCTTATAGTCTAGAGTTAACATATCACCAGTCTTTCTTACATTAGAATCTAATAACTCTAAATTAGCTGAGAAATCAGCAGTATCAGAATTTATAGATGGGTTTAATGCTAATTCTGGTTTAATAGCAAAGAAATCATTAGGAGTAGTTAATTCTCTTAATCTTGTATTAACATCACATTTATTATCTCTATTTCTTGTGTCTATTAAATCAGTATTTTTAAAATCATCTACAAAGAATCCAGTTTTAAATCTACTGAGTCCATCAGCATCTTGAACCTGAAGAGTTTTTGTATCAAGTTCTAAAAGACTTAATGATGTTACTGTTTCTAAAACATCTAATCTATCTTCTAGATGACCGATATCTCGCATTGTATACCGTCTATTATCAACAAGACGAACATATGCATCATCGGGATTATAAAGATATGCTGGAAGTTCAATAGTTGCAAGAGTCATTGCATCTTCAACATTAGTAGGAGGTTTAGGATCTATTGAAGAAACACCTTTAATTACAGAAAGTCTTTCTTGCTTATCAAGAATAACTTTATCAATTCTAGGTAGATAGAAACTATAACCTAATAAAGAACTCTCATTAGGAGTAACAATTAATGTTGGATTAGATCCAGCAGTTCCAAAATTCCTAGCACCATATGCAAATGGTGATGCAGTAGTTAAAGTCCAATCAGCAACTCTTGGTCTAAAATCAAGAGTATCAGATGCTCTAACACCATTTTTTAATATTGGAATATGCTTATCAAATTGCTCTTTACCATAAGAATCAATAGTATAAACATCACCAGTATCATTAGATGGAACTTGATAACAATTATATACAACTGTTATCTTTCTAGAAGGTGCAGAGAATCCACCATTTCTAATTATTTTAGAATAATCGTAGAATTGCTCTTTTTGTCCTTTATCTAAAGTAAACTTTTCAGTTATATTCAAATAACTACCAGGTGTCTTATCCTGTAAATTTGTAATAATATTCGATTCTTTAAATGTTAATGATTCACCTATCTTAAATCTTTCTGGTGTTAAATAGCATATTTCAACTTCAGTTGCAGATACTCTTGTAGTTAATTGAGCAACTGCTTTACTATCTGAACCAACTATTTTTTCACCTAAAATTGAATTTGTATCTAATCCTAATCCAGTTACAAATGAAAGTTTATCCAATATAGGTACATTCGTATCTAATGATTCAAATACACCAACAACTTCTGCTACATCTGGTACATGTAAAGAAATTTCTTTATCATCAACCCTAAGACCATAAAAATTATTTTGTGTCAATCCAGTTCCATTAGTAGATCCTGCAGAAACACACTTATCAATAGTTATTTTCTCACTTCTAACATAATTCTTTTGCTTACTCTTAATATCTTTTTTCTTAACTGTTGTATTAACAACAATATTAGCAGCATTTCCAGATAATCCAGTAACAGATATTTGAGTTCCATCAGCATTTAGACTAAATTGATCTGATGATAATGGAGCAACAAATGAACCATTTACTGCAGTTGAATAATGAACTGAATATCTTTCTGAATCATAATTTTCATAGAAAGCACTAGAAATACCTGTAGATGATATTGGTACTTCCATTAATCCAACAGAACTTGCACCTTCTCCAGTAATCTGTTTTGATACAAGTAAAGTTGATCCAGCTAAATCTATATCAGAAACATTAGATGAACTCAATGGTGCATATAGTCCTGCATTCTCATTACTAACAATATTAGGTCTACCTACACTAAATGAAACTGTTTCTTGTCCAGTAGCAGGTATAGCACCATTACATACACCAGCAACAGTAGCTACTGCATCAAGATCCATTGTTAATCCATCAGGAGATACCCATCTAACTTTATTAAAGACCTCATCAGTAGAGTTTGGTCTTTGGTATCTAATAATAGTATCAGATTTAATACCAGCAAAATTCTGTCCTGCACAGCTAGTAATACCAGCAGAGTTAATAACTAATTGATCAGTAACATTAAATCCTTTTGGAATAACTCTTTGTAATGTAGTATCTGCTGCAAAATCAACAGTATTTGTGTCTATAATACCACCAGATCCTCCAGTATTTTGATATACAGATTTAACATCTTGTATTCCAAAAATTCTAACAGATTTAAGTGATCTCTGTACAAAAACATCACCATTTATCTTAATTGGTTCACCAGCAAGAAATGTTCCAGATGTTTGTTCTATTGAAATTTCAGTATTTGCATTTGCTCCTGCTGCTACTGTGTAACCAGTAGCACCACTATGTAAACCTTCAATATAAGAAGATGCTGGCAATTCAGCACTAGTACAACTAGAATTTAAAATAACGTTTGTATATGTTTGAACATCAAAGCAATATAAATCCCAATCTGAACCAGCATTATTATATGGAGAATCACTTAGACTAAAGGAATATGCTCTTGCCTTTCCTATTATATCTCCAGCAGCTGCTGCAGCAGTTCCAGTTGCTCTTCTTTCAGAACATAAATCTACTGTATGATTATTATTTAAACCTATAAAGGGAGTTCCTTGAACATTATTAACCTTTATTTTATTTCCTAATTCAAGAGGAACTAATGATCCTTCTATTTTCTTTATATCTCTTGGTTTATCTACATCTACTACAGTAGTTCCTGGCTTATAAGTATCATATCCTCTAACATATGCTTTTCCAGAAGACACCTTAACTGCCATTAAATCATCAGTAGGAACATTTCCTTCATCTGTAGTAGATCCTGCAGAAAACACACCTTCATTAGATAATCCATCATTTAATGAATTAGCGACCTGAATACCAAATCCATTTACGGTATAGTCTCCAGATTCATCAAATGTTCTACTAGCAAAGTAGTCTCTAATTAAATTATATTGTGGTTTATTTTCAAGTTTACGTATCTCTCCTTCATTTAATCTAAGTATTTCAACGAAAGTTTTATCATTATTATCTGTTAATGCCTTTTTAGATAATACTGTAGTTATCTTTAATCTATCAGCACCTGGTGCTGCATAGTTAGAAAATCCTTTAGCATTATCATATAAAGAATCATCATCTCTAGAAGTGATTAATTCTTCATTTATACTTAATCCTACTCTATAAGATGGTGTATTACTATATGGATCTAAAACTATCTTGTCAGCAGAAACATTTACAAAAGCACCTCTAATGAAATAGACACCATCTCCAACTGCTGCTGCACAACCAACTGCAGAAGCATCTAAAGAAATAAGAGTAACTACACTATCTCCTTCATTAAAGACAGTATTACCATAAGCAAAAGCTTCTTGTGTTAATAGTGCTTCACCATCATCTAATGCTCCACCATTAGCATTAGATGTACCACTTACATATTTTACAAATAAAGTAGCATGTGTTATATCTGTACCATCAGCAGAAAGTTCTGCCTTATCAACAATTACAGTAGTACCAGAATTTTGTCCTTTTAATCTTTTTCCTACTAAATCTTGGATGTATAATGAAATTGGAACACCTAAATGTTCATCATTTAATTTAATTGAGTAATATTCAGGATCATATGAAATATTACCTGGGATCACCATTGATCCCTCTTTAAACATGTGACTACCAAAAGACTCTACTTGATCTTGTAAGATCGATTGTAGAGTTGATAATTCTCTTGCCTGAACTGGAAACCCTGGTTTGAATAAGACTTTATAAAAATTATTCGCCTTATCAAAATCGTCAAAATATGGGCTTATATTTAAATTAGTTTTCTGTGGCATTTTTTAGAATTCCAAGATGATTTTGATGTCTTCTTTCTGTCTAGAATTTCGTGCTATTAGCGGTCTATTATCTAGGTAGAGGATATCACCCGACCCTTTATTTATCTCAGGTGAAGACAACCCTATTGTGAATGATGTTGCTAGATCAATAACTTTATTTCCTGTTGTTGTTACTTTACTCTCAGTAAATGCAGTATCAACTACTCCAGAGAAACCAAGTGTTGTTGTTATTGGATCCGAAGCAGAAGAATTAAATGGATTTATCTTTGAGTTAGTTGATACACCAACGTAATCCTGTTGATCATCTGTAGTTGAGTTAAAATACAATGATCTATCTTGAAAATATTTCAAGACCATAGTTTCTTCATCATATGAAGCAGCATATCCTTGAGCAGTACCACCAGCAACTGTTTGTCTAATTATAGTTCCTGGAGTTGGAAGAGTACCTGTAACAGAAGAGAATTTAAGTCCAGATAATGAAGAATACTGAGGTTCAACAAATGTAGCAGCAGATCCAGCTTGAGTTGGATTTTTTACTATACCAATTTGTGCAAATTTTGAATCTACTGGAAAATCCTTAGTAGTATCATCAAAACGACTGTATATAAGAACTTTATCAGTTCCTAACTCACTATAAATGTCATATCCATGACCTCTAGATGGTGGAATAATAGGAATTAATTTTGCTGCATTTGCTGTAGAAACACCAGCATTAATAGTTCCTAAATCAACCATTCCATAAGTATATCCTTGACCACCAGATGAAACAACCGCATTTGTTATTTTACCTAAACTATCAGTATCAATAACAACCTTTCCACCAGTACCATCACCAAGAATATTCACTTCTAAACCAGATTGGTTTACTGAATATCCACTACCTTGATTATCAATATATACCTTCTTAATTTGATTATTATTGTTGGTAGAATCACCATTATCTCTTACTGCTTTTATTTGAGCAGTATCAGTAGTTAACCAATTATTAGGTACAGAAATATAATCAGTAGAATCAAATTTTATAATATCACTAGGAGGAACACTGAATAGATATTTCCAAATATATCCATCACCACTTTCTCCTGCCTTACTTGGTTCTACATCAGTAAATACTGGTTCATCCTTTGAGGCATTTCCTGTAGTATTAATTCCAGAAGATCCATTATCAACACAAAGATAGACATTATAGTCTTTATTCATTACATAATAATTTGCATCATATAATCTCGCTGATTGAGTTAAAGGAGATGTTGAATCAACTCCATAATCATGACGATACATTTCATAAGTGGTTCCCGTTTTCCAGATCCTCTTTTTAATCAATCTTCTTATATTTGCACTATTAACTTTCTTACCAAACATCATAGTATCTGACGTATGATTAATATTATTAATAGTGTCTCTGGGATCTGGAATATTAGAATTATAGCCCGCTAAATCTGCACCACTTCTACCAAAACCAACAGTAGCTGGAGCAGGATTAGGAAGACCCAGGAAGACATAATAAGAATTTGCAGGGTTATCTATTGACTCTACAAAATTATTTGCGTTCTGTATTCTAAATTGATCGGTTACAATAGCAGCCATTTATTTCATATTTTTTATGTATTTATACTACCCAAGATCTGGTTTTAATGCACCACTATCATTCCAACCATAATCACGACGTTGAATTGGTGGGAATGTTGATATTCCAGATCCTGTTGTTAATCCAACAGTTAATCCAGTAATACCAATAGACACTGGGTTTACAGTAGTTCTTGCTATACCTGCAAGTCTACCCCATGAGAATCTACCAAGTATTTTATTTGTTGGTGCAGTTGATGTAAGACCAGCATGATTTGTATTTGTATGTATATAGCAGGTAGCTAATCCTGTATTACCACTAACACTCCATTGCTGTATTTGGTAGATATTATCAGCAAAACTAGTTCCTATTCCAACTGTATCATTATTATTCTTAGACTTAGCGATAGATGTTAATCCTGTTCCAACAGTAGTATCATAAATGTAAAGTGGTTGTCCAACTGCTATTCCACTGTAACTAGAATTACCAGGTTTCTTTAACCAAAACTCAATTGCTAATTTTCCTGATGTGGGAGCACTAGTTGTAATACCAGTAACAATACCAGTTACACCTTGAATAATATCAATAGATTCAATCTTTTCTCTATTCCATGATGGGAATGATGCAATAACAGATGGTGGGTTTGATTGAGTATATCCAAGTCCAGGATTTACTATCGTTGTATCAGTTATTACTCCATTAGTTAATGTAAGAGTTGCTGTAGCAGTAGATCCTATACCAACTCCAATATGAGATGGTGCACCAATTGATACAGTTGCTGTTCCATATCCAACACCACCATTAGTAATTGATAATGATGATATTGTTCCTCCAGCAGAAACTACAGCAGTAATAGCAGCAGCAACTGGATCGCTAGAATCAGGTATGATCATTGCACTTATTTGATCAGTAATAACAATTGAAGATTCATTTTCTTCATAATTAAAGAAATGTGCATTATCTACAAAGATTTCTGATTGAGTTGTATTAACATCTCCAATAATCCTTGCTGTTGGATAAACATATGGTTCAATAGAATCTCTAGATTTATAAACAATTTCACCATTTATAACTCTATCATACTTCTGTCTATTCCAAGACATTGGTTTAAAGTTATTTTCATCAACACCTAACCCAGAATATATTTCTGTTTCTATAGTATCTGATGTAGTAATACCAGAAAGTACTCTATGTTGTTGTTCTGTATGAAGACCAACCTTCTTAATTCTGAGAAGGTCACCCTGTTTAACAGTTTCTTTTACAGGAAATATCTTACTATCATCACCAGCAGTTCCTCTATAGAAGAATATTGAAACATGATCATTAACTGTAGGTGCTTCAGTAAAGGTAAAGGTTGTTCCACCTGCAAAATTATATGCTTCACCAGGATTCTGTATTACACCATCTATGATGATTAATAATAATGAATTCATATCTACTAATGCAGAATCAGGATCAGTACCATCTATTTCAAAACTTACTAATTGTGAATTATACATTAATGGGAATCTTGTTCTAGTTCCATTCTGAAGATCTTTTATAGAATCAATATAATCAAATTGTCCAAAATTCCAGCATGTAAACCTATCAGTAAATGTTTCAGTAACAGTAAGTTCAAAATCACTAATAAGTGATGAAGAATTAAGATATTTGCTAGTTACTAAACCAACTGGTTTAAATACATCTCCAACTAAGAATGAATGTCCACTTCTAGCAACATCAAAATCAGAAACAATCCAAGAAGTAGATCCAATACCAGTTGCATTGTCAGTTGGTGAAACTGCTACAGTAATTAATTGACCAGTTCCTGTATCAGTAGTATTTCCAATACCTCTTCTAGAAACACCTGTTATTTCAAGATTTTGATAAGAAGGTTGTGGAATATTAATATGTGGATTAACATATCCAGTACCACCAGCACCAATAGCAAATTGTAGAGCACCACCAGTTCCAGTTGGTGATTGTCCAACATTAACAGAGATTTTATTCGTTGCTGGAACTGTAATTGCTAATGTTGAACCAGAAGCAGGATCAGTTGTTCTAGGATACTCGTGAATACTCTTACGATTATCCTGATTACATGAGAACTTAAATGAATTATTATCAAGAGTTACTGTATTAGAGTTAGTTAATCCATGATTAGATCCAAATGTTATAGTAAGAATACCAGTTGCTGGTTCATATGTTGCATCAGTAGGTGTTAATTGACTTCCACCAGTAACATTAACAGCATTAGCATCAGCACCTTCAAAGAAATGTGTATTATATGGAATACTTGCGGTTACAACTGCACCATATCCACCACCACCAGCACTTCCTACACCAACAGTAATGGTATCAGTACTTACAGAAGATATTGCTAATGTTGCTGCGTTAGCAGGATCAGTTGTACGTGGATAATAATGATTAGTCTTAAAGTTATCTCTAGAACAACTCATTACCAAGAATCCAGTAGCAAGACCAACTGTATTAGATACCGTTAATCCATGATTAGGAATGGTTAATGTTAGATTTCCAGTATGTGATTCATACTGTGCATCAATAGCAGTGAATGGTCCACCTGCATTAGCAGTAATAGATCCAACACCAGCACTTACAAACTTATGTTCATATACATCATCAGTTACACCAATAGCAACATTACCATAATATCCAGAACCCCAATTTAAATCACTGTAGTATGGATATGCAGTTCCTGAACCAACGTAATTATGTCTAACTGTACTTGTACCAACATTCGCAACAAAGGTCTTATCTGTTAATGTCTCTACAATAGAGAATGGTCTATCATTTACAGCATTAGGGAATATTGTTGTTGTTACACCAACATACTGACTTCCATAGTTAACAACACCACCACTTACATATTTGTGAAGTGAATCAGTACCAACACCTACCTTAATAGTGATATTTGTACTTGTTATATCAGTAATAGGAGTTCCAATACCAGCAATAGGGTCAACTCCATGACGAGGATAACTATGCTCACTACCGTAATTATCTTGACTACACTGGAATACTAAAGATGAAGTACCAATTCCAACTTTTTCTCCAACCTGAAGTTCATGATCTCCAATTGTTAATGTTAAATCACCAGTAGCAGCATTATAAGTTGCATCACTAACATTGTATGTACCACTACAAGTAAATTCTAAACCAACTAAAGTTACCACTTCATTTGAAGGTCTGAAGTTATGTGGTACATCTGTAGTTATTTCTAGATATCCTGTACGGTTATTATATGACGCTGTAGTAATACCAATTGCATTTCCTATTGTCGGAATACCAACTATCTCTGAAATAGACTTTCCTGCTCCAATTACAGGGTGTACAACTGCACCATGTAAAGGTGCTACACCTAATCCACCAGTAGATCCAAGAGAAACAATCATTCCTCCTCTTGGTAATTGATTAGAGTTTACATCAACATCACTCTTAATTACACTACCATCAGTAGAAGTAATACCAGTAAATATGATATCAGTTTGTGTGGTTCCTATTCCAACAAAATTATAGTTATTTCCAACATTATTCTCTGTAGTTGGAACCTGGAAGATACCATTGATTAAATTCATAGCATCACCAGTTGTTAATGCTGTTGATCCAATACCAACACCTTCTTTTGTTATTTCAAATGTTTGACCAATTCCAGTAAATTCATTAGATATATCGTCAAATATTTCATTAGTTGTGTAATTATTTCTTAAGAATACTCTTCCATTAAATGTTGCTCTAGCATATTCAAGATTTAATTCATTTAATTGAGTTAAATTAGTTCCTAATGGTGCTTCAGTAAAATGAATCTTACTTCCAACCATATTATAAGAACCCTTGTAAATTCTAAGAGCAGCATTATTAGCATGTGCAGTTGCTGCACTACCAACAAATCCTCTTGTAACTTCTAGTAATTTTGCAGTTCCACCACCATCTATTGGTCCTAAAGCAGTTGTTCCTATTCCAACAGAAACAACTTTCATATATTCATCATCAATTTTTACAATATCTGTAGGTATTATTGTTCCTATACCAGCAACTTCAAAAATTGTTCTAGATGTAGAAATATGAGCACCATTATTTGTTATAGTGGTATTAATAGGACTCCACATTAATGGAGACTGAATTACTCCATCGATAGAGAGTAAACTCTTCTCCATCTTCTTATCCATCTCAAACTTATGAGAATTTCCAGAACCAGTACTTAAGAAGGTTACTGCTGTTCCAGCATTTGCATTTGCTGCTGTTGTAGCAATTTTAAAACTTTCCCTATCAACTCTTATAGCATATACTTCATTAGGCAAATCTGTTCCAGAAACATGTTGCATTGCAGTACTACCAATACCAGTAAAGGTAGATCCTGGAGTATAAATTAATTTCTCACCAGTCATGAAGAAATGATCACTAATGTTAAATTCTCCTGTTGCTGGATTTAATATAGCAGTATCTGAAGGATCAAATGTCTTTTCAAAGATAGGAACACCATCATGTAAAATATCAAAGTCATACTTAGTTGATCTATCTCCATCAATAGCATTATATGATACTAATGCTACAGAATCACTAGCATTACCATAGATTAAATCTGGTGATGTATTAAAACGATCACTTTCAGTATAAATTAATTCGTCAAATTGTTGAACTTCAATATTAGATCCATTAAAAGCAGCATCTGGTTTGAATTTTAAGAATGTCTTTCCACCAGATCTAGAAGTTATAAATGTACCAATTCCAGTAGTAGTTCCAATCGAAACAAATGGATAATGACTCAAATAAGTGTCTACACCATCAAACATCATTAATGTCTGATGTAATGCACTAGTTGTTCCACATGAAACTCTTACAATACTCTTAACACTAGTAAATATTGAAGTATCAATACCAACACTATTACCATAAGAACTGCTTGCATTAGAATTTGTAATATTAAAATACTTAGATTCATATCTTGCACTTCTTTCTGTTCCTGCAGTTTGACCAGCATTATTAAAGTAATGTGTTCCTATACCAGCTGCGGTAGTACCAAATCCAACAATTCTAGATCTAACATTAACTTCATTTGAAGAGTCATTAGAATGACTGAATGATAAAATATTAGAACTAATGTCTGAAGTAAATGTACCAATAAAATTACCAGATATGGAACTTGTTATTCCACTATCAGCATAATATTGAGAAATATATGAATTTGTTCCATCATGAGTTACAAATAATTCAACAAAATTCTTTTCTTTAGTAACATTATCTTGAATTTCTACCGCAGCAAAATAAGATTCAATTTTATCAAGAGTATTGGCAGTAATTTGTACAGTTGTACCTACACCAACAACTCTATTTGAAGATGTTAATTGAGCAAATCCAATAGTTCTTGTAGATATACCTGCTAAACTACTTGTAACAGCACTCTTTAAGATCTTAACATCAAGATCATCAGCAAATATATTATCAGGTGTTATTCTTAATAGATTATCTACACCTTTTATTGTTGCATGTTCCTGAGATCCGTTAAATACACTACCCTTTTCAAAAGTAAATGTATTATCACCTTCTCTGTAAAGAACTAATTCAGTAACCTGAGTATCATTATTATTTGGATTTTTAACCTGAATTAGGAATTTTGAATAATCCTCATAAACAACTTGTTCACTATATCCACTTAAATTAGACTCTGAATTAGAAAATTCATCACTAAAGTCATCAATAGTTAAAACTCTATTACTTTTATTCTTTATATAATCTGCTAATTTTAAATTACCAAATTTTATATACTTAGATTTATTGTTAACAGTATCAGTATCAAGAACAAAATCAAGAATGTTAACTGTATCTACTCTTTCTTCGTTTATTAAATCACGAACTATTTCAGCAGAAGTAGTAGCGGTAGAAATACCAGCTTGAGTTGTAGATGTTATTCCAGTATCTGCAAAATTCTTTAATCCACTAGTATGAACTAAACGATTTACTGGATTTATAAATTCATCATATGTAATAGGACTTTGAATACTATATGATAAATTCTGATAATAATCATTATCTGGTAGTACTTGGAAATCTTCGTTTAAAATACCAATACTATCAGACCATCCTTTATTATTTTTTAGAGAATAATTAATATCAAATCTTCCATTATTATAAACGATGGTATTAATGGTGGCTACTGTTCCACTAATAGTACCTCTTAAAGTATCATTTACAAATAACTTATACTTACCATATATTTTTAAATTGTCACCATCACTTTCTGCTACAGTTAATTCCTCATCAATATAAGCACCATTAACTAATACAACAACTTTTTCACCAACTTTAAATTGTGCTTGTGATTGTGTTGTTTTAAATCTTGGATAATCGGTATATTTAACAACAGAAGCATATCCTTGCTGTGCAGTTTTAGCAATACCAGTAGCTGTAGTGAAATTAGTGTAATCAATTTGTATTTCAGTATTACCTTGAGCATTTGCTTGAGTATATCCTACAACTGTAAGGAATCTGTATCCAAGATCTGAAGAGTTAAATCCATCTCCTAGTGTACTGTGTTTTTGTATACCCTCAACATAAACTATATCACCAACAGCAAGAGGTGCTGGATTAGTAGAAAAACCAAGAATTGGTGTTCTTAAAATACAAGTTAATATACCAGTTATAGTATCAGTACTTGGTCCAACTACAGTATCAATAGTAAATCCGTTTGTATTGTTAGTTGCAAAAATTAAATGCTCTGATGGTTTTAATCCTACTGAATTTGTAATTATATCAACAGATTCAATAGATGATCCCTGCATTATTGGTGCAATAGCACCAGTAGTTATTTCTTCTTTTGTTTCAGGATCAATAATAATTAAATCTGGAGCACTTATATAATTCTTTCCACCGTAAAGAACTTCTATATCATCAATTTTATCAGAATCTCTTACAGTTATTGTAGGTGAAATTGAAGCTTCTGGTCTTAAAGTTTTATCTGATGGATATTCAAATCCAGGATCAAGAATTGAAACATCGTCAATAACATTAATAATTCTAGATTTTGGTACAATTTGAGCGTCCTGACCAGTTGTGGAACCCATACCTGTAAAAGTAGGTAATGATTGATATCCAAATCCACCAAAATTAATTTTTAAACTATCAATACCACCATCTGTTAATTTTGAATCAGTAGTGTACTTTATAGTACCTACACCTATATTTGCTGCAGTATATGATAAATTTTCTGGTACTTTAGGTACAGATATATTAAACGTAGTCGTACCAACTCCAAATACATCATAGTTACCTGTATATGTACTATCAATATAGACAATTTCTGATCTATTTTTAACATCTATATCAGCAGTGCTAATATATCCAGCCTTCTCAACTGAATAATATATCATTGATGGATTATCTTTATGATAATTGTATGTTGTAGTTGTTGTTCCTTGACCAGTTAATATGAAATTACTAGTACTTCCAGTAGATATAAATTCATTTTTAAAATCATTATCATAGAATAATTTTAATTCATATCCACTAAGAGAACTATGATTTAAATCAAATACTAAATTATTATTTTTAAGAACTTCTATTCGTGGATTAATTAATGATAACTCTTGAGTAGAACCACCAAAATCGGTTATATTTACAACATTTGGTGGATGATTAACTACATCATATAATGTTTCACCAAGATGAATACTATCATCATCTATTCTATAAACAAAATAAGAAGTATTAGTTGTCAATCCTGCAGCAGGAACATTACCAGTATAGAAAACCTTTTCACCAGTTTTAAATTTATGATTACCTAAACTTATAGTATTTGTAGTTGTATTAATACCTGTAGTATTAAATCCAACTGGATTAATTAATAACTTATTACGTTCTGCATTATATCTTACTGTATTAACTCCCGATTGACCAGGTTTGATAGTTAATCTAACAGAATCTTTATTTACTAGATTATGTGAAGTAGAAACAGCAACTTGAGCTGTTATTTTCTGTGCTTTAGCAGTTACTTGTGTATATTGAGATTCTAATGCATAATTATTATCATCACTTGCATTATATACGAAGAATAGACTTCCTGTTGTTCCTAATCCAACTTGAGTAGTAAGTCCAATATGATCTTTTGACTTATTAACAACATAAAGTGTTTGACTATTTCCTAGATATGGAATATTAAAGAATGGTCCTCCATCATTATCTGTTACAGTTAATGCTAACCCAGGACCAGGCTTACTGAATGTTACTGCTTGATTTGTTTCAAATGGGTGGTTTGGAAGGTATATACTTTGAGAAGGAACATTTACATTTTTAGTAAATCCTTCTATTGTCATACTTACTTCAGTACCAACTCCAACTTGAGTACCAACACCAACTGATTGTGCAGGGTTAAACCATACTTTTTTATTTACTTTTGACTCAAAATAATCACTCTTAACTGGAAGTGTAAAGTACTGTGGAATTAAATCTACTCGACTTGATGCTGTATGTGCTACTCCAACAACACCTCTCTTAACTCTTAATACATTTCTATCAGGGAATGTTTGTAATACTAATAGTTTTTCTGTTCCAATACCAATACTACTACCAATAGAAACTACTTTTGGTATTAATGAAACATGTATATCAGTAACAATACCAGAATTTGAATTAGCAGGAATATCCTTATAAAGAACAGTTACTCCAGTTTGTACTCCTATCTGATGAGTATCTGTAAGATTATTAACATAGGTAGATACACCAGCAACTGCTATATGATCATTAGTCTTAAATGTATGTGATGTTGAGATATATCCTGATATCTGATTTTCATTATCCCAGACAAAAACAACATCTTCTTCAGTTTGTACTGTAGTATTAACATCAACAATTGCTTTACCTATAACCCTGTTAACAGAAACATCTATTCCACCACCTCTAGTATCAGTATTATCAAAAATAGCAACCTGTCCAACTGTATATCCAATACCTGGATTAACAATATCAAATGAGTCTACAGAACCCCTAGTGACTGATTCTATAATTGCAGCTTGATCAACTAATTCATTAGATTCTACAAGGAAATCATTATCTGCTCCCCTATCTGCTACTTTATGTGGGAATGTATTTCTAATTAAATTTGAATTATTAAAATCAAAATTATTTTGATTAATTGAGAAATTCTCATCAATTGGATTAGATCTATAAGTATGACCAATAAAATATGGGAATTTTGTTTCTAATTGATTGTTATTTGGATTAACTGCAAGACCTGCAAAATATGCGTATGTACCATTAGGAAATTCTGGAGTTTTACCAAATCTTCCATTATTTTCATCTAAATCTCCAGATCCATCCCAGAAGTAATCTTTTACAAAGAATCCAGTGTTAAATCCTACTGGTCTATCAGAAATCATTGAAGCACTAGCAGCATATCCAACAGTAACTAAACTTGATGCTGAGTTTACATCAGTAGGATCATCATATCCATAAGGACCATAAATTGGATTTCCATCATATGCCCATCCAATAATAGGAGAATGTTGTGCTCCAGTATCACCAAAAGCAACTTGAATATTAGTTGAATATCCAACAACACTATATTTTAATTGATCAGAATTAAGTTCTGATGGAGATAATATTTCATTTCCAAATCTATTATAATTGTTAATCTGTAAACCTCTAACATCTGGTTCTAAAATACATCCATATCCAGGTGCAGTAACTTCAATACTTGTTGTTGATTGTGCATATCCAACACCAGGTTTAAGTATTACAACTTTAGTAATTACACCATTTTCAACAACTGCTCTTAATTTAGCACCTATTGCAGTTCCAACACCAACAACTTCTAAATCTGGTGCTGCATAATAATCTTTACCTCTATTTTGTATTTCAACAGCAGTAATCTGTCCATTACCAATAATTGGTCTTAATTTACCCTTTTCACCAACTTTTATGGATACTAATGGTTTTTTCTCAAAGTTAAGAATAGTTGATCCATATCCAGTTCCACCTTCATAAACATAAGTCTGAACAATTTCTCCACGAACTCTAGGTGTAAGAGTAACTAATCCTACAGGATTAGTAATAATACCACTTGCACTAGTTGATACACCAACATATTCAACATCAATATTAACTTCAACTGGTGGATATGCAAAACAATGTGATCCTGTACCAACACCATTTAAATAAACATATTTTTTACGTGTATAGTCAGAAGTTGATGTTCCAGCAATTCCAGCATTAGTTAATCTAAAAGTATCATTATCTAATTTAATAACTTGATAATATTGTGATGTTTTAGTAACTCCTGTAGTAGTTGTTAATCCAGTTATTACTGTACCTGATGTAGAATATAAAATTTTGTCACCATTTTTAAATCCATGATTTTCAAATGTAATTGTTGAATTAACTGTAGAAATTCCTACTGGTTTTACATATAATTTTCTATTCTGATAACCACTACCTGGATTAATGACTTTAACAGATGCTAAAGTCATTTCTGGTTCATAAAGTCTGAATTTATGAAGACCACTACAATTAAATGTGGTTAATCCTACTGTATTAATTCCTGATTTATAATCTTCTAATGTTTCATATAATCTAACTGAACTAGGTCCAACTACTGATGGATAGTATATACTTCCTTCAACTAAAACACTTGAGATACCAGCAGTTCCACCTGTATATGCATTACTTCCTTGATATGTACTTGCACCAATAGGATTATTACCATTAGCATCATATACGAGAGGTTGTCCATTATATAAATTATGCTGATTTTTAAATATTATTTGATCATTTTGTACATCAACTCCACCATCACCTGGGAGGAATGTAGCACGACCAAAGAAATCTAGGTTACGATATCTTTTATTAAGAAAAGGTTTTAATACAGCACCATCACCATTTCCTCCAATAACAGTAACTGTTTTAACAGATTTAATATCAAAATTTTGTGGATCAATATCTATAGAACTAATATTACCACTAACAACTGGTTGAATTAATGCAGTTGTTCCTGCACCAGCAGTTAATGTAGTAGAAGGTCCAGTAAGAGTAATTGATGGTATACCAAGAACATCATAATTATATCCACCATTTAATACATTTAATTTTGAAATTGGTCCGCAGAATATTTTATCATCCGATTTATAATTTAAAATCTCTACACCATTAACCATCATCCCAGTTGACCCAGGAATAGTTTCACTTCCTTGACCAGTTTTAATATTTGCTTCTATTGGAAATTTTTTAAGAACTTTCTCAGGACCAATTAACCTATTTGCATGAGAATCTAATGTAAATGCATGGATAGCAGTTGATCCAAGTCCAACAGGTTCTGAAAATCTAATAGGTTCGTCAGTTACAACAAATGCTAAAGATCGATATAATTTTATTTGTTTTGGATCATCTAATACTCTTACGTTATACTTAGCACCAGTAACTAAACCAACTATACCATTTTCTTCTGGTAAATAAACTACCTCATCTCCAGTAATAAAAGGAACTTTAGATGGGAATGAAATAATAGAATAATTATTTAAATCAGTATCATATCCTTGTAATACAGTTCCTGGACTACCAGCAAGATCATTACTTTCTGTTCCAATAGCTTCTGGAATACTGGAACTAGAAATTTTCTCCATAATGTCATATGAAGGTAATGAATTTGATGCTACATAAAAATCTTTATCAAAATCATTATAAACATTCTGTGTATCAGAAGTTAAAACATCATTTCCATATCTAAGTGCTGTTCCAGAACTAGTCGCTTTATTTAAAATTCTTCTTAAATCATGCTCATATTTTTCTATAAAACCTTCAGTACGTATACCAACAAACGTTAAATTATCTAATTTTACTTCTTTAGGGTTATTAAGAGCAATTTCTTTAACAACAGCAGTAGCACTAGCAGTATAATCTGCTCTATAGATAATTTCTACATTATCACCCTGCTTTAAACTTGATTTATCAGTATTTGACTTAAGAACATAAGATGATCCAGAAACAGAGTCAATTTCATAAGTAGATGATGTATTATAGATCCATGAATTAGCAAATACTTCTTTTTTAGATGGATTATTTGATAATGATGGGTTAGGAATATTTTCACCTAAATTCCTTACACTTATTTTTTCACCAACAGAAGAAGAATTAATATTTGAAATAGGTACAAAACTATCAATTACACCAGTAATTCTTAGTTCAACTTTCTTAGTTAAATCCCCATGTTCATATCCAAAAACAATTTCATCTGATCTTAATTTATCAGTAGATTTAATTGCTGATGTAATACCAGTACAACCTAAGAATTGATTAACAGTTTTGCCTGTATATGTTACGGCAGTATTAACTCCACATATAACTGTTCCAGTTGCACCAAAACCAATAGTAGAATCTACAGTTATAACAGAAGAACCAACAGATACACCCCCTATAACTTTAGTTTTACCAGGAACTGTGAAATTACCTTCAATTGCATCATTACCATACCCAACAAATAGATTTATTTTATAGTATGTACTAATTCCAGTTCTACCAAAAGACCTACTAAAGACCTCAACTTCAGATACAGATCCTTGAGTTGCTGTATCTACTGAACTTTTAATTGTTTGTCCAACTAAGTTATTAGGATTTCCAGAGATTTTTTCTGCAACAATAAGTTCTCTTCTAATAAATTCTGCTGATGATGGTTTAACTAAATGTTCTTCTAAATCAATAATTTTAGGATCTACGCCATATAATGCAGAAAATAATATTTTAAATGATTCTTCAGTACCTTTTGACCTATAAAGAGAAGTGGATTGCTTTATATAATTACTAACATCTAAATTTGGAACAAAATCAGTATCTTCTAACCCAGGAGTAAAAGTAAATTTAATTTTATTATAAAATTCTTTTAAAAAATGAGCACTTAAATTAATAACAGTTGAATCAACTGCATGTGTTGTAGGAGTTGTAGTTGTAAAAACTAATTCATTTGGATTATTATCCTGTCTATATGAAGTAATTCCACTAAATCCACGAGTAACACCAGTAAATGTATTGGTTGTTAATCCACTATATGTAAATATTTCATTATTAATCTTGAATAATCCATCTTTATTTGGAAATCCTTTTGTGCTAGTAACATTAATATCACCAACAGCAGCAGTAGTTCCAATGCCAACAGAAAGAGTTGTTATACCAACAATAACTTCTGGTGTTAAATTATCTAATTTTATATACTGGTCTAAATTATCTACAAGGTCAGTAGGACCACCTCTATGTTCCTGAGAAATATAATATTGCTTTAAAAATTCACCAGCTTTCGGATTTTCTGAAATAAGAAATTCTGGTAGCTGATTTTCAATTATCTGCTGTACTTGTACTCTAGCATCAATTCCAGTGCCTATCATGTTCTTATTAAATCTCCGTTTGAATAACTAGAAGTTGCTTTAAATCCAACACCTGATATCTTTTCACCTGATGTAATGGTATCTTTAACCATATTTATTGTAGTATCTGAGATGCTAAAATCGAGGTATAAATCCTTAAGACCCACAACATCATTAGAATCTGGGAATGCCTGAATTTCAACAATATTATTTCTTGCTATTGTTGAGGTAATATTAGTTGTAGTTAGCATAACTTCACCTTTATAATAATCAACTGTTCCAGCAGATTTAACAACAACAGTTGCTTCATCTACATTTACATTCAATTTAACGATTGATAAAACACCCTTTCCAGATCCATCCAGATTACCATCAGCATCTTTATTTGGTATATCAGTTATATAAACTGTATCCACTTCACCTTCTATTTTAAATCCTGTACTCTTAATATTACGCCCTTGAGCATTAATATTGAATTTATTACCAAAACATAACTCATATTGAGCAAAAGAATTTAATATTGCTTTTAAATTTCTTCTAATTTTAACTCTTGTAATATTAGAAGTAATAGCATTATCAATTTTATCAATAATATTCAGTGCCTTACTATACTTAAATCTACCACCGAATTTATTAATTTCGGTTGAATCTGAATAAGTGGTTAATCCTTCAGTAATTCTTGTTTTTAATCTATCAACACTAGAGACTTTTGCAGTATCATAATAAACATAAGAATCAAGTTCAACATATAACAATTTAAGGTCTACTATCTTTTGGTTAATTCCTGCAAGAGAATAGTTTTTTAAATCTGACAATATTAACTGTTTATCAAAGTCAGACACATATTCACCATTTTTTGGTTTAATTGTTATTAAAACAGTTCCAAATTGTGGAGGATCTAACTCTTCACCACCTACAACAGACACACTTTCCGTATTTGGATATACTTTTTGTATTATTGCTTCGTAATCCCTGCCTGTAACCGCCCTGTGCTGTGCTGAATACAGTCTAGGAGCAAAATACTTAACTGAGTCAATAGACTCAATCTCACCGCCATTAGCAGCAGATGCGGTTGTGTTGATAATTGGTAATGATTGTGGTGGAATAATATTATCAAGAGTATCACGAATTGTTCCAGCATAGTTAAATTTAGATGGACCATTACCTGATTTACCATCACTAATAATATAACCTACTGTTATTTCTGTACCATCCTCTAATTTTTTACCAAATACCCCATCACCAAACAATAATTCATACTTTTGGTCTTGTACTTCTTGAATTAAATATGTTTCTGAGTCTTTATTAACACCAACAATATTATCAACTAAAGAATATTGTTTACCCATACCTGTATCAGACGGACCTTTTACATATACAACTATAGTTGAAGTATCAATAAATGCATTTTCTAATAAGAATCTTTGGTCTAATGATCCATCAACCTGGAATGATTGATTAATATATGTACCTTGATATACTGTAATTGGATCAGATAATGTTCCAAAGTTCGCTATACCATTATTAACTGTTGTTGTAATGTCTTCAGAAATAGCAAATGTAAATGCTTCATCAGCAGAACTCGCTACGCACACTAGACCCGCCTTTAAGGTCAATGAAGTCGTAGAATAGGTATTTGTGTCGATATAGACTGGAAAGTACACCTGTGCTCTTGCAGCAGTCCTAGAGCGTGGTACATAACCTATATTTCTTGCCAATGATACAACATTCTCACGCAATACTGCAGAATCTAAGAAAGATTCATTTACAATCATGTTTGCATTGAATGCAGTAATGTAAGTATTATATGCTAAAGTATCAATTAAGACTGAAAAATTAGATCCTTCATAATCAAAATCCGTAAAATCAGAGTTAGCACGGAGATAATCTTTGATCGAAGTCTTAATTTGATCAAAATCTAGGTTTGAAAACTTGGTAAAAGGCATTATTATCGTGTTGCTTCAAGCATAAATGTGAATTCTTGTGTGGGAAACTCTTGTCCTATGATATCAAAATATATATTCACTTCAAATTCATTATTATCAGGTATTGCTGTTGCTTCTACCTGAAGATTATATACTCTTGGTTCAAAATTCTCTATTGCAGTTGTTATTTCTTTCTGAATTACGGATGCTGTACCAAAATCAACGAAGTCAAAAAGACTAGAACGGACATCTGAACCTAAAATTGGATTAAAAAAACGCTCACCAGGAATAGTTTGCACTATATTCCTGATAGAACGCTTAATTGCATTAGCATTTTTTATTACAGTAATGTCTTTTGTTACTGGATGTGGCTCAAAAGATAGGCTAATATCCTTAAAAGCCTTGGATATTCTCTTAACTGCCATAAGAACATGGGTTTTCTTACGGTTATTTATATGAAATATTAATAATTACTTCAAACCCACCTATTTACCGTAATTTCTATCGAATTATCGTCCATTTCCCACTCTTCAGCGACCTGAAAACCCATTTTTTTAGTAGAATTATGAATTGTCATACGTGCATACTGCTGTGTGACCTTATCAATGAACCTTTCTGGGGGTATTGGTTGGTTCCATGTTTCAATATCGGTAACTAATTCATAAGATTCTGTAATTTTGTTCCATCTGAATCCAATATCATCACTAATAGCAACATCAACACTCCATTCTTTGTGCTCATGGTCTAAAGGATTCTCTAATTTAACGTCTTGAACGACATTATACTGTAAAAGTTCTAATGCTTCTACAAGTTCTGGTTTATTTTTAATTTTTGTTTTAATTGTACTAAAATGAGACATGGTTAGTGTTAATTGTAATATCTTGGTTTAAATTGGGTTCTTTATAATAATCAATAGTATAAGTCCTTTTATCCAAGTCACCTAGACTAATTTCCATGTCTTCTGTTAGTTTTATACATGCATCTCCTGCGACGTTAATAACTTCCTGAGTTACATTACCATCTTGTTTAATGGTATATTTAATCGTTTCTTGTGGCATGATTCAATATTTACTCGTTGTGATATTTAGCCCTGTCCTCTGTATCTTTTACGAGCCGAGTTACGGGACGTAGCGGAGTATTTTGAGTGTTTTCCTCTTCCTTGACGAGTTTTTTTCGGTGTTGCCTCAAGTTGTTGAGTTCCCCATGCACCAGTTTTTGCTTTAGCCATTGTTTAGTCTGTTTCTTGTGTAATTTCAGTAGAGAGTTCATCAGGTTTGGGTGATCCAGTCTGATAAAACTCTATAGATAGGTCTTCCATACGCTCAAAGTACTCAAATTGCGATAAATCAGAAAATAAAGGATAACCATTTAATAGAATAGAGTACTTATCAGCCATTAGATCACCCTTGTTTTTTCGTGACCAACTCTTACACGAGGGTCGCACCAGATTTCAAACCCTGCTTCTTTCGCATCAAGGCAGAAAGATACGTCTTCGCCACACATATCCTGCACTTCTCCTGACTCGAATACCTGCATTTTA